CGGTAAAATTACAGCTTGTAATACTGGTGCCGTTGTGGTTTCAGGTTCTGCTTTACCTACTGGGGCGGCAACGGAAACCACTTTGAGTACTTTAGACGGTAAAATTACAGCTTGTAATACTGGATCTGTAACTGTAAGTAGTAGTGCTTTACCTAGTGGGGCAGCAACTCAGCTGACCCTCGCTAGTGTTGATGGAAAGATTACACAGGGATACGATCAAACAATTGCCATCGGCGGAGATGGACTTCAGCAAGTTGCTATTTACGGACAAAACGGCTCAGGTGCTTTACATATGATAAATACCGATACGCAAGGTCATTTGAAGACTACACAGCAAGATAGAGAAATAACGAGAAACACAGGAACAATAACTGATGATTTTAGCGGTAGTGCTTTATTGAGTTCTATAGGAGTTGGAGTTAAAACCGCATATTGGGATTTACAAAATTACGATAAATTCTTTATGTATATAACAACATCTGCTATGTCAGGATCATTAATTTTACAAGGTTCTCATACTACATCAGAAGGAGATTTTAGAACTTTACAGGAAATTTATGTAACATCAACAGATGGGTCTAATTACGAAATTAAGCACGAAGAACAAAATGCGTACTACAGATATTATAGGCTACTAAATAGTGGAACGAGTATATTGGCATTTAGCGAAATAAGAATTAATTATCTAAAATAAATTTTAATTTTATATATTTGTATATATATAAAAATGAGTCTGGTTAGTCTTCAATCTAAAGAAAATCGGGATAAACCTTATCTGTTCGGAACACACTTTCCACAAGCAATCAAGATAGAACCACATTCTCAGGTCTGTGTTCTTAAATTTCTTCATTACAGAGACACTACGGTTTATAGCATTACTAAATCTAACAATCTGTTGTATTTTCTGATAGGTGTAAGAACCTACGATGCGTTACGGCCTGTTTATTTAACTCCGGGTGAATATACTGGCGATGACCTTGCGACAGAGTTAGAAGCGAAATTAGAAGCTGCTCTACAACAATTTAATTACGAGTTTGATGTTACTTTTCAGAAAGCAGATACAACTTCCAGTCCTCCCACAGATGATATTTTTACAATTTCTTATACAAGCGTTCCTTCTCCAGCAACGACACAAAGTGGTTTTTACGACACATCTGTAATCAATAACATCAACGATCAAGGTTATGGAGCACCAACAGAAGCACTAATGACTATTGGGCCACAGCAAGCAGACGCTAAGAATAGAGCAGTAAGTACGAGAGGAATTATAACCCACGAAGGTCAAGCCGTTCTGACTGGGCCGACATGGTCAAAAGATGCTTGGTTGTCAGATACAGGTACTTATGTTGCTAGTTTCCACCCTTACTCTTTCGGAATTGTTAGAGATAGTTTATCTAAACTAAATACCGGAAATGTTAATTTGGACTTTACTTCATTAAATGCTACTGCTGGGGTTCAATTTGATGGAAACGGTTTCCTCATATATTCTACAACAGGACAATCAAATGTTACTTTAGGAAGTCCAGGTTATCTCAAACAGAGACCTTGTAGGAGGTTTAGTGATATTGTACTAAAACGAGCAATAGCAGATGTGGGTACTTTCTTCAAGACGAGGTATAAGTTTATTTTTACTACTGTAAGTCAAGCAAGTAATGGCATTATCTGTCAATTAGAAGTGTCCTCTAATTACGGAACAACCTATACTGCTGCTATACCTACGCAATTTGGCAACGACGCACAGGCGAAGGATTATGTTAAAAATCTAACCATCGGAGGTACAACTTATAATGGCGTTATTTGGGATAGTTCAGACGCTGATCTTAACGACGTTGTCGGTGGTGTAAATCAAAGTATTCAGAATAAATTACAAACAAGGTTTGCTCCCTTTAACATATTCTTTGAAAACACATCAGATGATAAAAGTGCCGTCACATCTTTTGATTTAAGTGATACTACTTGGACAGGAGGAACTTTTACAGTTTATACTGGTGCTAACGATTACGATTTCGTTATGACAGTTGCCGCCACACCTTATTATTTAAGATTTGTTGATCCTTTGAATTATAGTGTCAGCACCACCGATACTGCCGTTTTGACAGCAGATGGTTCGGCGGTTCTTACTCCCGCCGATGTAGGAAATAGTCAAGTAGTATGGACGGACGCTGCGGCAGGTGTAATAACATTTACAACCACCGAAGATATTGTTACTGAGGCTAAAGAAACTACTCTTAAACTTGCTGGTAAATTTAATCCAAGGGACGATAGCGTTAGTCTTGCTATTCCTGGAGTGAGTGATGATATTAAAGTTCATAAGGACTTTTACGATGATAGTAATGAATTTTTTGATAGTTCTCTTCCGGCAGAAACTACGATAGTCGGAGCAGATAAATCCAAGAGGGTTTCGTTTTTACTTTCTAAACTACTGACGTCAGATATTATTAATAACGCTGGTTCTCCTCTGTATTTAAAGGCAGGAGAGCAGTCCGGAACAATCGGTCAAACAATTGGCAGTTTAGATCGTCTGATTGTGAATGTAGCATCTACTGGACAGACGGTATTTACTTCTAATACGAAACCTAAGAAGATTTCAAAGGATACAACATTACATATTAGTATCCCTGAATTATCAGGCGTAAAATCGTACGAAGGAGGCTATAACGGAGTTGGAAAGTCCATAGCGCAAATTCCGAGAGAGGAGATCGTACAGAACGAGGACAACGGTACATTAACATACATTTCTCCGTTTGAAAACTGGATAGATATTAATAATGCCACTGAGTTGAATATAAATAATTTCACCACCGAGGTGCGTAAGCCTGATGGTTCTCTCGCTGATGATTTACGACCTACAACAACTCTACAGGTTAAATTCAGAGAAAATCCCGAGAAGAAGCGAGAGCAATTGATACAAGAAGAATACGAAAAAATGACAAGGCTTATGGCAGATACTGTTATGAGTGGTAGGCAGATACTGAGTTCAGATGTTACATCTTTGGGGTCGTAGAGTTAAAAAATAGAATAAAAACTAAAATATTTTAATAATATATATTATTAAAATGGAGTGGTTGAAAGATAAAATTGATGAAGTTAGGAATATTAAACCTAATAGTTTGCGAGCATATATAATCTCAATCAAAAAGATTAGAGACGCTATGGACTATGAAAAAGAAGATCTAGATTTTCTAGAAGATATTGATAAGGTAAAGGAGTTCTTGTCAAAATTCAAAACATCTACAAAGAAGAATTATCTTGCCGCTATTATTGTTGCCCTTGATAGTTTCGGCGAGAAATATGATGACGAATTACAAAAATATAAGGAATATCTAGATGAAATTCATACTCAGTACAAGGAAGAATATGAGAACGGAAAGAAGAGCGAGAAGCAAGAAAAAAATTGGGTTAGTTTAGAACAACTCCGTAAAGTATCTAATTACTGGAAACGAGAGTTAAACGAGAGAGAAATATTTCAGAAGAAAACACTTAATAATAAACAATTACAAATGTTACAGAAATGGCTCGTGAGCAATCTATTTACTTCTGATGATAACCCACCTACAAGATTAGATTACGCTCCGATGGAGATCATATCCACAACAGAATATGATAAACTCAAAGAAGATGAAAAGAAATCAGGCAATTTTCTCGTAGTAAAGAACAGGAATGAAAAGTTCTTCCACTTTAACGAGTACAAGACAAGTGGGAAGTATGGTGAGAAGGTAGTGAAGGTCGGAAAGAAATTAAATAGCGTAATAAATATTTGGTTAAAATTTAACGATACAGATAGTTTCTTAATAAATACTAAGGGAGAACCTCTAAGTGCTAATGGCTTAGGAAAACTCATAAAATCTACATTCGCTTCCACAGGAAAAGACATCACAATCAATATGCTACGCCATATTTTCATAAGTGAGAAATTCCCTAATGTAGATGATGAGAGAGAAGAAGTAGCTAGTAAGATGGGACATTCAATAGAACAACAGAGTAAATACGCAAAGAGGTAATTTACACTTAAAAGTGTAAAATGTCTAAAGGAATATGTAATAAAATGACTAACAAAATGAGAGTGTTGGAACTATTTAGTGGAACTCATTCAATCGGTAAAGTATTCAAGGACAAGGGATATGAAGTTGTATCTCTTGATAGAGACTTGGGTGCGGAATGTCCTTTTAATTCAGGATATGTATCAGATAAACATATCAAAGAGGATATAATGACTTGGAATTATAAAGAGTTTCCAAAAGGACACTTTGATGTTATTACAGCATCACCTGTATGTCTATGGTGGTCTCATCTAAGGCGTTGTTGGATTAACAGAAAATGTAAGACTATTCACCCAACAGAAGTGATTACACAAAAACATATTGACGACGATATAGATAGGTTCGGGAAACCGATGGTAGATAAAGTTTTTGAAATTATAGATTATTTCCAACCTAAATATTGGTGGGTAGAAAATCCGCAAACGGGGAGAATGAAAGAATATATAACAGATAAACCATTCTACGATGTGGATTATTGTAAATATTCTGACTGGGGATACAAAAAGAGAACAAGATTTTGGACTAATATCAAGGGTTTTGAACCTAAATTATGTAAGATGGATTGCGAAAATATTATTGAAGTAAAACACAAAATTGCTTTTGGCGGAGACCACGGAAAAGGCGGAAAACGGGAGAATGGAGGAGGGGGGAATAGATTAGAAAGATACAGAATACCTGAAAAGTTAGTAGAGGATTTATCTTTAAATATAATAGATGAACCTAAGGTAAAAAAATGTCATTTAAATAGTAGTAAGAATAGTAATTGGGACGGTAAAGGAACTTTGGAACGATACAGAATACCTGAGAAGTTAGTAGAAGATTTATCTTTAAATATATTATAAAATATATAAAATGACACTAACATACAAACAACAGTTTAACAAAAAACACGGATTTCCAAAAGACACTCCGCATTCAATTAAGGAAATAGCAAAACTTTCCAAGATTAGATTTAGTAATGCCAAAAAGATTGTTGAGAAAGGAGAAGGAGCTTACAAAACTAATCCTCAGTCAGTTCGTAAAAATGTTAAGTCAGCGACACAATGGGGTATTGCTCGGTTATATTCAGCGGTCATGGGTGGTAAGGCATCAAAGATTGATAAAGATTTATTGAAGTAATTTATATATTTTTGAAATATATAAAATGGTAAAGGTCGGTAGATATGATTACGAGAAATCTGATAGGAAAGGTAAGAAATTGATGACTATTGTTGATGGTAAGAAGATACATTTTGGAGATAGTAATATGGAGCAGTTCAAGGACAAGACAGGTATTTGGTCTTCTAAAGATCACGGCGACCCCAAGAGACGCAAGAACTATCTATCAAGAGCAAAGGGAATAAAGAAGAAAGACGGAAGTTTATCATGGAAAGACCCCAAATCAGCAAACTACCACGCCGTGAGAATTTTGTGGTGATTAAAAACAACAGTATCTCTTTTTGAATACACAAACACACATTCCACCGAAGACAACAAGACCGACGACAATTCCGCTTAGACACGATACAAATATTTTCTCAACCTGATCGCAAATAATCGTGTCAATCATTTTATATGTAATAAAAAATGAATAATGAGAGAAATATTCAAGTAGAAAATATTATCAAATATTTGAAAGATAAGGAAGAGGAAGAAAAAGAACGAAAAGAGAAGAAAAGACAATATGATAGAGAATACTATAGAAAAAATAGAGAGAAAAAATTGGAGAGATACAAAGAATACTATAGAAAAAATAGAGATAAGACTTGACAGCATATATTTTAATCTTTAAAGTGTAAAATGTTTAAAGAAATATTTATTAAAATAATGTCTAACTTGATTATTGAAGAGTGTGACACTTCTCCAAAGAGACGAGCAGGACGCCCAGCACGATCAAAAAATAATACAAATTTTCACTGGACTTTGACAGAATTGGATACTGACAAAACTTACAGGTTTCGTACTCTTGAAGATGTTCGTGACAAATATGGATTTTGTAGAGCAACCGCTTATCTGATGTGGAAAAATCCTGACAGAGTGCCGAAGAAGTACAAAAATATCAAACTAGAGAAAGAATTTATTCATCATTTTTTGGTTTCCTCGGAGGAAATACCATAGATAGATGATGTATCAAATCCAGTTTCTCGTTAATAGATAGTTTATATTCTTCTATAAATTCTTTAATTATTGATAAATTTTGTTTATTAATATTCTCTTTATCTTCTACTTCGTTGTACATAGTAAGTTCTAACTTAATAAAATCGTTTTCTGATATTTCATGAATTTCAAAAAATCTATCTTTCTCAATACAATAACAGGATCTATTTTTTTTGAAGGTTTTAAAAATGGTGGCCTCTGTTTTTAGTTTATCGTTAGAAATAGTCCAATTGAGTTTATCTTTAATATGTTTTAGTATTTCTTCAAATGCTTTTACACCTCTCAATCTAGTATCTTTCATTCTTGGATAGTACCCATTACCCAAACAGACATCATCGGAATAGTGATGTAAATAGTTGATTATTTTACAGATAATTATATTTCTTTCGTTCTTCTTAATACAATACATTTTAATAACAGATATTATTAAAATAATTTAGTTTTATTTTAGTTTTTAATTCACATCACCATAACCGTACCCTGCTTGACCATAACTCGTGATAGCTTGAAAATAAAATTGTTAAAAGTCTTCTGCTGAGCTCCTGCTCCGTATTCAACTCGGAGAGCAACGCTATCATCTGAAAGATCAGTAATCTGCCCCATCTTATTCAGAGAACGAGCAATAACAAACGAAGAACTAATCTTTTGAAGCGAACGAACCTGAATTCCGATATTACTGATAGCCTTCTCAAGTTCTGAAGAGTGAAGACTTTCGGCACGAGTTTGAGTAGTACCAGCAATAACCTGCGAGTAGCGAGATAGAGGAGCAACCCTTGATGGAATAAGTTCAGTTCCGATAACAAACTGATAAGATCTAGCAGCATCAGGAATACCCGAGAAAGAAGATACAGAGAGAGAACGATAACTGGAGTCAGCAATAGGTTGCGAGAAAATTGACTTTGCTCTCCTACAAGTAGTCGGAATATCAATCTGTACCACACCCTGACTGTTGGTCTGATTATGACGATGAAGCTCGCTATCCATGTAATCCATAGCAATCCCTTCTCCACTCTGTGCCTTCTTCATAATAGCACTAGAATATGCCGGCGGTGGTGTCACCCCCATAACAAGCATCTCAAGATCCGAAATTCGGTACGACACCGACTTTGTAGTCTTATCTAGCGTTTCACCCAACTGAGTTTCGGATTTCGTGGATAGGGTCTGCGATCTGTCAGACATCTTGTAATAAACACGAGTAGTGGCGGCAGTAACTGGAGCGGCAGGAACTTGTGCGGCAACGACCGATTGAAGAGTAAGAGAAAGACCGAGCTTACCACCGTCGTTAAAGAACCCACGAACCTGACCGAGAACAGCTTCGCCGGTACCATCATCGGCAGAAGAATAAACAATATCACCAATAGCAAAGAGATTGCTCTTTCCAGCATCATCTGTAACTGTATTAAGTGTAATGCTACCAATATTTGAAGCGGTCGTAGTACCGTTGCGAGTACCAATAGCGCCAGCAATTAGATCAGCATTAGGGCGAGAGCAGAGAGCAAGCCCACCTTCAAGAGACCCATCAATATGCGGTTGCTGAAGAGCACGAAGCACATCTTCGGTGTCCAGTTGAAGTCTCATTCCTTGGAGAGCAACATTTGGGACGACCTTATCTGCGAGAATACCTGCGTGGAGTTGGAGATAAATATCCACGGTCTTAGATCCTCTAGCGAGGGTCTGCGGGGCAAGTGCTGTTGTGCCGTCAAGAGGCTGGGGAGCATCATAATAGAGAGAACTTCCGTTGGTGTTGTCGTCCTGCTGGACACCCTCAAAAAGCTCTCTCTTGTGTTTTACCGAACTCTGCTCCGTGAATGGACGTGTCATAGCCACCATAGAGTTGTAGTCTTCAAGGTTGTGAATAGTCGCGGAGTTGCTACCATCACGAATGATGACATTCCGAAACAGAGAGTGAGCTCCACCCTTGGCATCGGGGACTACTACTCCGCGAGCGTCTTGGATTTGAAGCTGGAAACGAAGATACGACTGACTGGGGTCAAAGAACTGAATAAAGCTGGGTATCAGCAATCTAATTTGATCCATAGGAAGAACATCGCTGACGACATCAGGCTTCACGGAGACACTTTTGCTTGGGACGTAGATTTGTTGCTGGCTTGACTTGAACATGTTTTTTATAATGGAATATAAAAAATTTATTTTATTTTTTTATAAAAAAATGAATTATAATGTATAATAAAGAATTTCTACAAACTAAATAATTTAGTTTTATATTTTAAACTTTAAAGTCTAAAATGTTTAAAGAAAAATATATTAAAACATATAAAATGTCTAACGCAATTGAGATTCCATTTACCGAGCAAGCTAATTTATCCAAAGCACGCGTATTAAACGCCCTAGATAATGAAGTTCTTAAAAAAGTAGTATTCCTCAATCATCATAAGCACGAGGATACAATAATTTTTAATGTGAAAAAGTATCTTTTGAAGCTTACACTAATGAATGGTTCAATTAGTCGTACTTACGAATTAAAGAATGGTAATTTTACATCTAATGGATATGGGATATCTGATCTACCAAACAATCTGAGGAATTATCTCTTTGATGATTATAACTTTTTTGAGATGAGGAATATTGACATCTATATCATTACTAGGATAGCAAAGCAATTTTACGAGTTAGAAACTCCAAATTGCCAAAATTATCTAGACGCTAAGATAGGGTGTGATGAATTTTATATTGATCAGATACTAACCAAAGATAAGAAAGAAGCGGTAGCACCTTCAATTGAAGGATTACAAGACGAAATCAGTAATATCAAAGATATACTATATAATCAAACACCGGAAGCATTTGATGAAATTGAAGTTAGAGACGACAAATACAATAGACTTTCACGCAATATGAAAGATATAATTGAATATATCAAATATAATAATTTCTTTCCTACGATAATCAAATGTTTTAAATCAAAGAATATTGCTGGATTTACAAAGAACGGTTTCGTTTTACGGAACGAAATAGAAGAACAAGATGTACTCACTAAGTTATATTCAGAAACTGGAGACAAAGGTTGGAAGATCAACGAAGAGAAATGCGACTTAAAACACATTACAGAAAAATTAGAACAATCAGCTGGATATGAAGTCACAGATTCTTATGCTTCACAAAAAGAAAAATTTGAAATGGAACATTTCATTATAGAAAACCCTTTGATTTATTGTAGAGAAAGACAAGGTCAAGACGGTTTATCTAATATCGCTATGTATAAGAAGAACGAATTTATTGATATTGTATCTCCATGGCAACATATGGAAGTAAAGAAGAACGGTGATACAGTATATTCATCTCTATTCAGGAAGTGGATACAAGATGAAACACGAAGATCATACGAGATGTTAGATTTCATTCCTGACAAAAACTATAAGAATGATAGAATTTACAATACATTCAAGGGATTTGACTATGATGATTACGATAGAGGTTATAACAAGAAAGAGTGGGTAATTGAATTCTTCAAAAAACATCTACTGTTATTGGTAGATAACGATCAGAAGGCGATGGAATATGTTTTAAATTTCATAGCTCATATATTCCAAAAACCATATGAACTTCCTGGTGTTTGTTTGTTATTCAGATCTATTGAGGGAATGGGAAAAGATGGAATGTTGGAAATTATACAGAAACTTCTCGGAAAAGAATATGTCGCAGGTACATCTAATCTAAATGAAGTATTTGGAGATTTTAACGGTATCTTGAAACACAAGTTAATTCTACAACTAAACGAAACTGATAGTAGGCAGGGATTCGCTTTCAAAGACGCTCTCAAAGATCAAATCACTAAAACACAAGTTAGAATTAATGAGAAGAATATGAAACCATACACAATTAAGAATTACGCGAGGATATTCATTTTTACTAACAATATGAACCCAATTGATATTTCTCAATCTGATAGAAGATATTGTGTATTTCAAGCAAGTAGTATTAAACCTAATACTGAATATTTTAATAAATTATACTCTATTTTAGATAATAACGATGCTCTATACACACTCTTTGAGTATTTAAGTACAATTGATATTAGTAACTTTAACATACGAGAACGACCCATTACAAAAGCCTATACGGAGATGAAAGAACGAAATATCCACCCATTCAATCAGTTTTTACATAATATAGTTGTAGAACAACAAATGGACAAGTATTTCAAGAAAAATACTTACAAGATACATACTACTACAAAGAATATATTGGCAACCTCGTCAGATATACTTTCAGCTTACGAAAAATACACTCGGAAGAATAAGATTAAATCAGAGGAACTACATTATAAGAGATTGAAGTCACTATTAGCCGCCGTTAGTGTTCATCAGAAAAATTTTAAAATAAAAGGAGAAAGTCAGAGAAATTATGAGTTTAAAATAGATGAATTGAAACCTATACTCCAAAAGATAGTAGATACACAAGGAGATGAGGAAATTGAACTTAACGATAATGAATGGGAAAGTGGTGCGGGACTTGAAGATGAAACAGAACACTTTGGTTTCTTTTAATTATTATGATTAACATGTCATAATAATATATTATGTTTAAAATAGCATATTTACCCAGCCACCTGAGGTTATTTTTGTGATTGTTATATATTAACAGGGATTAAACGTTAAAATATTACAATTATGCTGTTTTTGGGGGGGTCAAAAAAGGGCAAAAATAACGATTCTCAGGTCAGCGTATATATACGAAAATCAAATTGAAATTGGTCAATTTGGTCATCTCAATTTCAATTCTACCTTATTATTATCTGTTTTACTGACTACTTTTAGTAAAATAATAATAGTAATAATAATAATAGTAATAATAAGAGGTAATCCCTATTAAAATAAGAGTAAAGTGTAAAATTGGGGTGGTAAGGAAGGTAGTGACTTGGGTCAATTTTAGTTGTCAGTTGTTATTTTTTCTGACAACTTTTTATCTAATCTTAATCGTAATACTGTAATATGTCAAAGATAAATATGTTAAAAGACAAAGTATAATAAAATGAATATTACAGTAGAAGATTATTACAAATGGTCTGAGATGAGAGATCCGATAAGAGAAATTACAAGACGATTACGAACTATAAAGTGTCGGTGTGGTTCTATTATTAAGCGTGAGAATTTCTCACAACATAGTAAAACCAAGAAACATCAAGAATTTATAAAAAAAATAGAATAAAAACTAAAATATTTTAATAATTTATATTATTAAAATGGATATAATCCCGCCACACAAACTTCGTAATCACGATATTGAAGAGGATCTGAATATTATAAATGAGGATCCGTTTGTTAGACCGAAACGAAAAGCAACAGAGAAACAGCTAGAAAATCTAAAAAAGGGTCGTATGACGCTCAGAGAGAAGCGAGAAAAAGAGCGTGAAGCGTTAAGAAATAAATCTGTACCTAATAAAATGGCAAGCCGTCAAGAAAAACAACACCAAGAAGAAGTAGCGAGAGCAGAACAATTGTTAGATTTTGCCACTCCAAGTCAGCAGAAGAAGATAGAGCAGATTAAAGAACTTTCTCAGGAAGAATTAGACGAGAAGGAATTTGATAAGTTTGTAAAGATGATGGACAAATTTACCGATATGGTTTCTAAATTAGAACTCAAGAAGCAGAAAGAACTAGAAGAACAACAGCGTAAAGAACAAGAGATGGAACAGAAATACTATGCTAAATTTTTAGCTCTACAGAAAAATAAGCAAGATGATAAATCTCCGTTTGTACAACAACATAGCGTTAGTCGTGCTGAACCAGTAAATCCTAATCCGTTGGGTTTAACTGAAGAAGAACAAAAATATTCAAAATATTTTTAAATTTTAATAATATGTATTATTAAAATGGCAGAAGTGTATGCTAATAACGTAAGTAAGATTGATGATGCTATTGCGAAATCTCAACAGGAACAAATTCAAAGTTACGATGCTTTGGCGGATAAGGTATCTGCTGCTTCACAAGAGAAATTGCGAGATTATATCGCCAAGTGGAGCGGAGTGGAGTCCATCGGCGGATCCGTGGGTGCTGCTCTCCCTATTTTTAGAGGTGGAAGGAAACTATACAAACAATATCAGAATTTGAGATCTACCGTCAGTCAGGTAAATGAAGGTGGTTCGGAAATGCCGAGTATCTCTCAACAAGCTGATGTTCTACCCACAGACCTAGGCTCTGATTTGCCAGGTCCAGTACAAACTCCTGATGCGAGAGCTCCTGATATCACAGGTATTAAAGATCTGAAAACGGAGCAACCTACTTTGGGTTCTAGCGGAGCAGAGAACCCGACTATGAGTGAAGAGAATGTATATGGTATTGATGACGAGAAATCGCTACCGCAATATCAAGGTACAGATAGTGCTGGTACAAGCAACACGACTACAGGAGGTGGAGATCTAGATGGACAGACATTAAAAGATGCTGGATTTACAGAAGACGATGCTGCTGGGTTGTTTGAAGACGCTGGGACTACAGCCACCGAAGAAGCTGGATCTAGTCTAGCATCTTTCTTTGCTGCTGATAGTTTAGCATCAACAATCCCAGTTGTGGGCGAGGTTGCCGCTGGAATCGGCGGGCTTGTGGCGATCGGCGACGGGATTGCTCACTTATTCTCGCCCCCGAAGAATACTCCTGCCCCTGCCCCAGTATCAATTACTTTACCGACTGGTTTAACTTCTCAATATGCCGATAGTGTGCCTTCTATTGATGGTACTACTCAAAGATCAGCATCATCTTCTGTGTTTTAGTTATGATGTTTTTCATCATCTGTAGGTTTAAATTTCTCAATTACTAAACACTTATCTAAAACTTTCAATACTGTTTCTTTACTATATAGGTTCATCAGGTGTCTTATTTTCCTACAATCGTCACAAATATATGTTGTAATAACTGTGGCGTCCTCGCACATCTTACAGTTCCACATCGTTTTATAAAATTAAAAAAAATAAAAAGAATATATATATATAAAATGGCATCAGAGTGGATTGAACACGTCAAGAAAGTCGCAGCACAGAAGAAGATTACTTACAAGGAAGCTATGAGTGTAGCAAAGGCATCGTATAAGCCCAAGGGGAAGAAGGCACCAGCAAAGGCAACCACAAAGTCCGCACCACAAAAAAAAGTAGGAAAAGGAAAAGGAGGAAAGGAGTCAGCAGAGATGGAAGTAATGTCAAAGTAGCGATGGATTTGGAAATATTCAAATTTTTATACGATAATTTGAGAGACGAATAATTAAAAAAATAAAAAATTTTTTATATATCTACTATATAAAATGTCAGTTGTTTCTATTGAAAAGTTTGAAGTTCTTCCTCAGAACCAACCTGCGAACAACACTTACAGTTTCAAGTCTGGAAATCCTATCATCACTTTTTCTATTGGTTCTACTAACAAGAATCTGCGTCCATCAACGCTCCGATTGAATGGTAAATTCACCGTTAAGAAGGGCGATGGCACTAGACCGAATAATTCTTCTCTTGTCGGTGGCAGAGCCGCAGGGACAGTAGAATGTAGCAATCGGGTAGGTATCCATTCGTGTTTTCAGAATGTGAATATTTCTTCAAATGATACCAATTCTACCCTAGAGAGCGTTAGGCAATACGGTCGGTTGGCTGCTACTGTTCTTCCATCAACTCATGACAGTCAAGATTTTCTTTGTCAGGCTGGTCTAGTTTCTCAGAATACTGGTCTGAGGGTATCATCTTCTGTTATGAAGAACAACACTATGAGTTTTTCTCTGCCGATCTACTCGGGTCTCCTGATGGGTGGCAATCTCATTCCGCTCGGACAGAACGGTGTTCGTGGTCTCCATTTCTCTTTTGAACTTGCTTCAGACCAGCAGGTTCTCTTCGGCGCAAATGCTGGAGACGGTACCGGCGCGTCGTATGAACTTTCGGATCTTTCTCTTACTGGCGATATGGAAATTCTTGATGCGGAAGGACAGAGCAAGATGGCGATTGCCGGAACCGGAGCGTTTTCTTACAATTCTTACACTAACCTTTACTCTGTTATTGATAGTGCTGACAGTACGCAGACTTACAATCTCGCTCAATCTAATGTTCTTTCTGTTTTCCACAATTTCCTTCCGGTTACTCAGGCAAACAACTATGGTTTTGATGGATTTGCTACCGGAGAGCTTCTCAATACAGGGGCAGGTGGAGTGGTTTATGATACCGCTACTACTCTGAAGCGCGTTGGGTTCTCTCGTGCTGGGGTCAAGTTGGGATTGGATTACGATCTTGTTTGTGAAACGCAATCTGCTGCCGAGCGACCGGAAACCGGCGTTATGGTTAATGCTCTTGATTCTGTGAAGCAGGTGGGTACTATCAAGAGTACGCTTTCTCAACCTTTGCTTCTTGGATTCGGAGGAGGCGATCAGGTTATCTATCAGAAATCCGGACTTCAGCAAGGTACGACTGTTGATAGCGGTTCTAGGAATTTTGCTATCGGTCTGGCTGTGGATCGGTTCTCAGATGTGGGAATGGACTTCCGTGGGGCTGCTTATTCTACTCGCATTCAATCTACTCTTGACGGTAAGTCTCCTAATAGCGTTTATTCCTATGTTTTGTCAAAGAACACTCTTCAGTACTCGCCACAAGGTATCATGGTTATGTCATAAATGATAAAGAATTTATTAAAAAAAAATAAAATTTTTTATATATCTACTATATAAAAATATGTCTCTTCCCCAAGCTCTTGATTTTGGCACGATTAAAGATATTGAAACGATGAAGATTAGTACAACCGTTTTAGATCCCATCACTATCACACAGCAACAGGCTGTTTTCCAAATCCCGCGAACTGGAATTCTAGACGGTGGTTCTATGGTTCAACTTGCCGTTACAGGTTCGTCTGATCTATTTTTTCCTCTTAATCTTGGGATTCATTCTCTTATTAAATCTGTATTCCTGAAGGTTGGTGGTAAAGTTATCGCATCTACAGAAGAATATGGACACTATCAGTCTATTGTAAGACAAGTTATACACCCTGACCATCGTGCGTATGTAGAAATGGTCAAGTCGGGTTCAATTATGGATCGGTTTTCTGCCGACGAAGTGGGTAGGATTGTTCCACGAGATATGAAGCTTGATCTCTCTGCTGTTGCCGATGCTGATAGAACCGCAGATGTTCCGGAATTCATTAAGCCTACAACTTCAGATGACACTACTCCAGTTTTTAGTATTCCTCTTTCAACTCTAATCCCTATGATGAAGTCTAGACCCCTCCCTCTCTTTGCTATTAAAGAACATATCTATCTTGAAATCAACTTTAACACACAGGTTGCTGCTGGAGATATTGGTACTATTTGTTGCCGAAAGCAAGGATCTGCCGCTTCCCCTACTGTTACTGTCTCTACATCTAATATCAAGTTCATCTCCGACCATCTGTACTACACACAAGAACGAATGGACGCACAATCAAAGAGGATTTTCTCAAGCGAAGGAATGGGATTCCCATATGTTGATACGATCACAACTATTGCCGATGTCTCCGCCTCAGGTGTGGGTGCCGGCGTCGTCAAGAAGCAGGTTATAGAACGAAAACTTGCCGTTTCAGGTAAGGTTGTTCGGAATATTCTGATGTCAGATAAGCCATCAGGTACTGCTCATAGTACTCTCGGACAATATTTTTCAAAGGATCAAAAGATCCCTTGCGAAATCAATTATCGGATTAACGACCAAAGAACTTTTGATAGAGACCTAGCATCTTCTACGAGGCAATATGACGAAGTGGCAAAGGTTTTTGGTTCTCCTCTTATGATGCCAAGTCAGTTGTACTCTTTTGATTGCGATACTGACAAAGATAGCGTTACGCAGTCTCTTAACCAAAATAGCGTCTTCATCGGACTTGTTGAAGGCCATCAACTACCGAACGCTACTAATACCGATCTTTCAAATGATATTCGGGGACATCTTCATTACGATGGTCTTGATCTTACAAAGACAGGTTTTGAGGCTCTCGGAAATGGTACTCAGGTTGGTGTCAAGCCTATTATTCTACAGAAGACATACAACAGAGTTCAGGGCGACGATGATGTTAGAAAATTGAGAGTGTTCTGTGGAGTAGAACGACAGATGCTTTTGCGTGATGGAGAAATTATACTTTCAGATTAAACTAGAAATTTATATATAAAACAATTATATATAAACTTAAAACGATGGAAGCGACATCTTATACTTTACTAGAATGTAATAGATTACGAGCAGGGATCAACGAAGACGGAGATACTTATAAAAACAAATGGACTAATAATGTCAATAGTAGTGGTATCTTAGTCAAGAAAGGAGATGTAATTAATCTTGAAAGTACAGCAATAAATACAATTGGTAGTACTTCACAGACGATAGAATTTTCAGGTTCTACAAATGAAAATGGTTTTATTGACAACAAAATAGGATTACGATTTTCGTATTATATCAATAATACAGGAAGAAATATAATACCTCTACCGTTCAAAAATCAACCTGTTTTTAGAAGTTATGATACTACTCCTAAGTTTGCGACAAAAGAATATTTATTAAATAGAGGATTGGGAGAATTTGGATTTCACGAAACACAGGCTGGGGCGAACTCTACAAATAAATTCGTACAACCAAATGGTAAATTAGATTATGCTTTGTTATACAGAGTAGAACTATCAAAAATTGCTGGAGCTCAAACTGGTATAGGGTACATAGAAGGTGAAACCTACAAGGCACAAACTTTAGAGTTTGACGGAAGCGAACCACCTGGCGTTCAATTAGTTCCACTCCCTGCTGGTGAATGGGGATTTCGGGTCAAGGTTTTAGAAGTTACATCAGAAGGAACTAATCAAGGCATACCTACAAGGATTGAAGTAACAAATGTTGGAAGATATTTTGATAGTCCTGATGTTAATCCTAGTCCTACTGCCATTTATGGTGATAGTAGCAAACAGAGACTTAGATTACAAACGCCTGTTAGTTCAACAGTTCCTGCCCCAACTCAGGGGCAAGATATAGAAGTAACTTTGACGAATGATAATATTTTTTCTAAACAAAAGTGTAGTCCTGACGGAAAAAGATACTACTTTCAAGACGGCAATTATACAGGTTGTCAAATTAATTTT